CCATGCTGCCAAGAAGAAGTGAAGTGAACGAGAGTTGTTGAAAGATGCATACTGGAAGATCAGACGACCAAAGTATCCATGAGCAGCAACAATGTTGTAGGTCTCTTCTTCTTGTCCAAACTTGTAACCATAGTTCTGAGACTCAGTTTCAGTGGTTTCACGAACCAGTGAAGAAGTAACCAGAGAACCATGCATTGCAGAGAACAGTGAACCACCAAACACACCAGCAACGCCCAGCATGTGGAAGGGGTGCATCAGGATGTTGTGCTCTGCTTGGAAAACAAGCATGTAGTTGAAGGTGCCAGAGATACCCAGAGGCATACCATCAGAGAAAGAACCTTGACCAAAAGGATAGACCAGGAAGACTGCAGATGCTGCTGCAACAGGTGCAGAGTAAGCAACACAGATCCAAGGACGCATACCCAAACGGTAAGAGAGTTCCCATTCACGACCCATGTAGCAGAAGACGCCAATGAGGAAGTGGAAGACTACCAGTTGGTAGGGACCACCATTGTAGAGCCATTCATCCAGAGATGCTGCCTCCCAAATGGGGTAGAAGTGAAGACCAATTGCATTGGAAGAAGGAACAACTGCACCAGAGATGATGTTGTTACCATAGAGAAGTGATCCAGCAACTGGTTCACGAATGCCATCAATGTCTACAGGAGGTGCAGCAATGAAAGCAACGATAAAGCAAACAGTAGCAGCAAGAAGGGTAGGAATCATCAGAGTTCCAAACCAACCAACATAAAGACGATTGTTAGTTGAAGTTACCCAGTCACAGAACTGTTCCCAAGTATTAGATTGTTGTTGTTGAAGTGTAGATTGCATTGTTTTTGAACAAAAAGTAAGACCATCAGGGAAATGGTGGAGTTACTATTCCTTGCCACCCTTAGGCAAGGTATGAGAGACGTGATTTAGACACCCTATAGGTCTCGGTTTGGGGTGTTAACAAAAAATCAAAGAACTTTACATCCCTTAACTTGTTGATGTATTTATCATACCACACCCTCACCACCCTGTCAAGGCCCTGCTAAATAAAATCAGAATTTGATACTATTATGCAAAAACTAGTAAATTTGATTGCTTTACTATCAGGGTTAGTCTCACTTGGGATTGTTGGTGGTGGAACTTATGTCTACCTAAACAAGGATGCTTTATTAGATAGTGCAAAGGAAAAGGTTGCAGCTGCTGCAACTGAAGCTATCGCAGGTGCATTGCCAGGAATGATAGACGCTGCAATGCCAGAACTACCAGAGATGCCAGGAGAAACTGGTGGTGCTATTCCTATGGGGGAATCAGGTCCTTCACTTCCCAGACTACCATGAGGTTAAACTATGGCACAATCAACTTATAAAAGGCGACAGAAGAAAGAAGCAACAAATACTTTCTTCCTCTATGTGTTCTTCCATTCTATTTGGAGTGGTATCTTTAGTTTATTTGAGGAGTAATGTCTAACATTGGTGAAATTAAAATTAGAAGCATAGAAATAAAAGAAATTCCATTAAAAAATCTTAGTGTTCCTACAACTAACCTATTAAATCCTCCAGTTACAGTTGACATTGGAGTTCCAATAGTTGACATTCCTGGTTGTGTAAAGGCAAGATCAAATACTAAAAATACACAATTAATTCAAGATGACCCAAAAGGAAATCTAACACTTTGTGATGGAAACATTCCATACTATGAACCCATTGAGTATTCTCCAGAAGACTTACTTATAACTAGACCTGCAGAAACTCCAAAAGTTGATCCACCTAAAGCACCAGAACTTCCCAAAACTCCAGATACATCAAAAGCAGCACCAGCTGCAACTGCTAAGGTAGATTGCCCCACACCAGCACAGGAAGCAAAAGAACCTATAGGAACATTTGTAGAAGGGTTTAGGAAGAAGGTTGTTGAATATAAACTCATGGGGGATGAGTGTGTCCAGATAACAGAAGAAGTCCCACTACCTCGTCAGATAGTAGCAGGACTTCCTAGTGGTGGTCAGGTTGTTCAGGTAGGTGGTGTTGCTGTTATTGCTACAACATCAGCACTGTTAGCAAAACCTCTTGCTGATCTTTTACTAAAAGCAGTTAAACCTGCTGTAAAGAAAGTAATGAAAAAGATTGCTGCTATCAGGGGGAAGAAACCTCCTATTCTTTCTTCAGGGGAGCGTAGAGCAGAGCAGCGTCAAATGAACCATGCAATTATGGAGTTGCGTTCTGTTTTTCCAAGGAAGAATAAGGGATAGAATGTCTATGTGGTTTGATATGTGTGACATTTTGAACTACCACATCAGCACAAATTTTATGGTATGGACTCTTGGGGTGGAACATAATTCCAGATTTTATTAACTCACCACAATTCTTGAGTCTGGCGATCTCAAAGTCGAGCCTCTTATTGGCTGCTTGCTGTTGCATCAATGCAATATTAGCAGCAGCAGCTTCTTTACATTGATCTTGAAGTTTCTTGTCTAGTGGTGTAGACCATGTAATAGAAAAACCTACACCTAAACTATAGTTGTCTTTTTGTCCAGTTCTAGTAGGAACATTATATAAAATATCTCCTGGATTATCTGGAGCACCATCCTCATCCATGTCTCTCATATCATAAACAGGAGAGTCATAGTAATCTTCAAATGGTTTTGCAGCAGAAACAGAACCAGTCACATATGGAGTAAAGTTTCTAGTTGGTCCTTGACATTGAATTCCTGCCCCATAAGTGTTAGTGATATAAGGGCCTTGTAAAACCTGGATTGCCTGATTGGTCACTGAGCCTGAGCTGTTTGCCACAGGCGCAGCAGTAGCACTTACACCACCAACAGTCTCTGCATTTACTGGTGATGCAACTAGAGCAGCTATTACTGGGAGAAGATACTTGTAGTGTCTGTCACACTTTGTACCTCTGTGACCCTCTGTATAATTGTTTGATTGCTTAAACCAGGACCTGAATACGTTTCTGTAAACTGAAAAGCTGCCCCTGGGTTTGTCTGTGTGAATGATGGTTTGCTGTTGATACCTGTCCATGTCGAAGTCACTCCATCTATAGTTACATTATTTTTTCCAGTTCCAGGAGAAAGATTACCTGATGCTGAAATACCACTCCCAGTCACAGAGTATTGATACCCTGTGTTATAATCCATGGAGTTAATAGTTTCTGTTATCTTACTTGTAGTCTCAGTGTGGCTAGTCATTGAGCCCTGCGTAAAGTTGGGCACGACTGGAACCGCCTGAACTGCAGGAGATCCCAACAATAATGCCACGAAAAGTAATCTTTTCATGACTATTTAACCTCAATCAATAACTGTAATCTCACTTACAAATTGTCCTGTAGCACTTGTACCAGCTCCGCCAGCTGTCACAGTAAGAGCACCACCAGTTGTTACAGTACCTGCTAGGTCTCCTGCAGTTCCAGCTGTGTAAGAAGTGAGTGAAGAGTAGTTAGGAACTTCACCTACAGTAGGAGCACTGGTTGATATTGCATCACCTTGAGTAAACGAGGTGCTAAAGGAGAAAGCATTACCATTTGTTGCTTGTGTTGCATCAATAGAACCAGGAGAGTAGATACCACTGGTGATAGCACCAGTAGCTACTGCTCCAGAAGTTGTGCCATCAGTGGTGTTCACCCCACTCCCTGAAATTGAATAAGTATTTCCAATACGAGCTGCTGTAGTTGCAGCAGCATCAACAGTCAGTTGAACACTAGATGCATGTTTAGTAACAAGTCCACCAGCATTTGCTGCACCAGCGGTCATCAATAACATAACAAGAGGCAATAGTTTTTTCATACTCCAGACATATGAATCTAACGTATTTATCAATTAAACTAGTCCAAAAGAAGTTGATCCAAATCCAACAATATTAAAAATAATTGCATTTGGTTCTGGTGGGGATTCTGTATTGAATCCTACTAAAATTTGAACTGGATAAGAATTTTCAACACTACTAAATCCATCTACAGCAACTGATTTTTCACTAACATAACTTGCACCAGACACATTAAATGCATAGGAAGCAAGATCATAGAAAGTAGTTGACCCAACACTTACAGGCAGTGAAGTAGACATTCCAACTTTGTCTAGGTCTCCTCCTTCTTCAGTTCCTGTGGTTACATTAAAGAACTGAAGATCTTGAAGTGGTCCTTGTGGACCAATTACACCTTGCTCACCTTGAGCACCATCAGCAGGACCTTGTGCACCTTGTACACCTGCTACTCCTTGTGCACCTTGAGGTCCAATTCCCTGTGGACCTTGGACACCTTGTGGTCCTATTGATCCTTGAGGTCCCTGAACACCTATAGGACCCTGAACACCCTGTGCACCTTGATCTCCTACTGCACCTTGTGCACCTTCAATACCAATAAATCCTTGGAATCCTTGAGCACCTTGTGGTCCACCAGGAAGACCATCATTACCCTGAGGTCCTAAGAATCCTTGAGCACCTTGTGGTCCACCAGGAAGACCATCATTACCCTGAGGTCCCACAAATCCCTGTGGACCTTGGAAACCTTGAGGTCCTTGAACACCTTGTGGACCTTGAGGTCCATCAGATCCAATAAATCCTGGAGTTCCCTGAACACCCTGGAATCCTTGAGCACCTTGTGGACCTATGCTTCCTTGAGGTCCAATAGAACCCTGAACACCCTGGAAACCCTGAACACCTTGAGGTCCTTGGACACCTTGTGGTCCTATTGATCCTTGAGGTCCACCAGGAAGTCCAGCACCACCTTGAGGTCCAAGAAATCCTTGAAATCCTTGAGGTCCAAATCCCTGTGGTCCTATATTTCCTTGAGGTCCTTGGAATCCTTGTGCTCCATCAGCAGGACCTTGAACTCCCTGCGCACCCTGAACACCTTGAAATCCCTGAGGTCCCCTAAGACCCTGAGTTATAGATGATGTATATTCTTGTCCCCTTATTTCAGAAGCATAGTTCTTATTAGGGATAAGAGAAACTTTAAAATATTTGTCTGCCATTATGTTACACCTGGGTCTACTCTGATATTACCCTCAGCAATTCTTGTTTTAAAACTAGTTGCAGTTTTAGTAATTGCAACATCATAAACAAAATTACCACTCAAAGGAGCTGTTTGTTCAGAAGTTAATGAAATTTCTAGTTTACCATCTGTTGCAGGAGCAATTGTGGTAGTTGCAAAACTGACAGTTGTTGGTGAAGTAAAATCTTTTTTTAATTTTGCTTCTATAGTATAGTCTGCCAAATCAATTGCAGCATCATCCTGATCTGTTACAACAAATCCTGCAACAAAACTAGACCTTTGATTAACAACTAAGTTTATTTTTACTGGAGCAGTCATTAATATTATAGTCTTTAATAATAGTATTTAGACAAGAGTACCATGTGCTCTTCTAATTTCTCTTAGATCTTCAAAGTTCTTTTGCTTAGTACCACCATCATATGCCCAGGCATAACCTTCCTCAATCATTTGCTCATTCAATGATACTTCTGCATCTCCAATATATAACCAACCAAGAAGGCGACCATACTTACCCACACCACCAACAAGTTCAGTTCTAACTGATAGTTCATCCTCACCAGAAATAGCACCTTCTAGTTTTTCTTTAAGCCAGTTAGTAGCATCATACCCTAACGCCTTTTCTTCAAGATCACGAGTTCTTTTCTCTGGCGTATCAACTCCTGCAACTCTAACTCTTTCTTTCTTGTATAAGTCAAACCCAAGATCAATGGTGACATCAATAGTATCGCCGTCCAGAACACGATTAATCTCCACTACTCTGAAGTTGTAGCAACTCTTCCTGCTGGGTGGTGTCATTGCTCCCATACTCTTGTGCCTCTCTAGTATCAACTAGTAGTATATATCTAATGACCCAAGATACTCCTATCAACAGTATTATAATGCTGATAATTACACTCCATACTGGATCATTTATATCTTCTAAAGGGCGCAATAATAAATTCATGGGTTATTGGGGTCCAAACCTAAACTAGTTAGATACTCACGCCACCACTGCAACTTTTCCCTTTTCCATTGAGGTACAGGAAGACCTTGTTCAGAATACCATTCATGCAGAGCATCATCTATAATCTGTGCTACTTCCATATTCCTCTTCTTCTTCATCAACGTCTGCATATGGATTCTCCAGATAGGGTCCTCGTTTTCGTAAAGGTTCTTTTCTGACATAATCCGATTCAGCATTTACTGCAGAAATCCAAACAACAAATTTCATCAATAGAAAGATAATAACTAATGGAGAAAGACACAGCAAAAGTTTATAACTCATTTGTGTTTCCCTGCAAAAGGTTCCCAGTGCTCCCAACCGTATTTATGTACAGCCCACATCCCTAAGATAGGAACAAACACCAAAAGAAACCCCATGAAGCCTAAGCACCATGGGGTTTGCATAACAGATCTAACAAAAATTTGTACTTGATGAATCATTTTAAAACTTTATGAGCAGTACCATCTCCATCATAGTCATCTGATTCATAATAGACAATACCACCTTTAAAAAATCCAAAAAATACTGTGGTCAATACAAAAGGTATTGATACCCAAATCAATACATCTGAAAAAATCATACTTTCTTTTCTTCCTCTTTTGGTTTAGAAGTAGTGGTAGGTTGTTGAGAAGAAGTAGATCCATTACCATTGTTTCCATTAGACTTTGAAGGAGTTACCCCAAAAGTAGCTAAAGTTCCGGTAAAAACCGAGGCTATGAATGTGGGATCAATTTTCTGCTGTGGTACACCAGGAATAGAAACATAATTAAGAGTTAAAATTGCACCAGTCCAACCAAGAACAATCAACCTTACCAAACTTGATATACCTTCTTCATGCCAATTAAATTCATTATCATCATGCCCTTCTTTCTTTTTTCTTGAAAGCATTGATTTAAAAATTCTAGGCATAGGTATTTATTTTTTTACATCTTTATTAAAGTCTGGAAAGTAATGTTTAAACAATTCAGATGCTTCTACATGCTTTCCTTGATTCGTGAGTTTTTTACATTCTGCAAGAATTTTCGCTTTAAACTCTGGAGAGTGATTAGTCATCTATTTTTAGATATTTGACTAGGGTATTTATTCATCTCCATTTTGTGTGAGCAATGCCCCAGCAGTAAATGTAAGGAACATAATGCCTGCTACTGCTAGGAACCCCATCACCAAATACCAGGAATAATTTGTCCTGTTGTTGCATAAGTACCAACTGCAACGATGAAACCAAGCATTGCAAGTCGTGCATTGAGGATCTCTGCCTCAGGTGTGAATCCAAATTTCATTTGTTGTTCTCCTGTGTTTTGTTAATAATGATGATCTTAGTGCCATCATGAGTGAATTGCAACTCATCGTCAGGATCCCAAAGTAATTCTTCATATAAATCATCAAGCTTTTGGATATCCTGCCAAAGAGCATCTGGATTAGGCATATTGTTTTACTAATTTTCTGATGTTTTGTGTGATTTCCATACCACCAATTTTCTTTTCTAACAAAAGTCCATTTGGAGATGTGATAATTAAAACTGGAGTTGCAGTAACTCCATATTTCTTAGCTAGATCAAGATTCTTTTGAGGGATTGGATCATCACTAAAATCTTCAAGATCCACCTTTTGAATGATACTAGTGTCCACCTTAACAGACGAAAAATATTTATCTACTAAGGCACATGGACCACATGATTGCTTAGAGAAAAGATAAAACTTATTCTGCATGATGTGCTTTTAAGTTAGGGTCAGGAATACTTTCTTCTCTGGGTCTTTTTTTGTTAATGACAATAAATTTATCATTTGCAAAAGTACCAGCAATTTTAATTTCAATTTCATCATCATCATTCCAGATGGGAGTGCCATCTTTCTTTCTCATATCTAGAGCACACTCTAGATTATTGATAATGTCTTGTGTAATTTTCATCAGTAAAGGTTCTCTTCCTGATCAGCAAGAACAGTACAATCACTAGTTGGATAAGAAACACAAGTCAGAATGAAACCAGCATCAATTTGATCATCATCCAAGAAGGATTGATCTGATTGGTCAACTGTACCACTGACAAGTTTACCAGCACAAGATGAACAAGCACCTGCACGGCAGGAGTAGTTCATATCAACACCTGCTTCTTCAGCAGCATCAAGAATGTACTGGTCATCTTCACACTGAAAGGTAGTTTCACCATCAGAGTTTTGAAGAGTGATGTTAAAAGCCATTTGTTTAATAAGTTTCAGATAGTTGTTCTACAGAATATGCCAACAATACAAAGAAGGCAATACTTGTTATTGTAAACAATGTTGAAGTCATTGTCAAGTGCTCCTATTTACTTCGTAGATGGATGAATCTCCATAGATTTTGTGATCCTTGTATCCTACCATACGACCCT